GATAAAAATAAAGCAATAGAAGCATGTAAATTGCAAAATCATAAAGTTGTTTCTATTGAGAAACTTGATTATCTTGAAGATGTTTATGATATTGAAATCCCTGAATCACATAACTTTGCTTTAAGTTGTGGAGTATTCGTACACAATAGTAGCAAGTTTGGAAGAGACCCAGAATTTCAAGCTGTCATGCCAATTCGTGGAAAGATTATCAATCCAGAAAAGAATGACTATGCAAGATTAATGCAAAATGAAGAAGTTTCATCTATCATTTCTGCTCTTGGCACTGGTATCCGAGAAGATTTTAAGATTGAAGATTTGAGATACGGCAAGATTATCATTATGACAGACGCTGATGATGATGGAGCTCACATTGCAGCGCTTCTCATGACATTCTTCTATCGTTTCATGCGTCCTCTTGTTCTTGCTGGTAAACTGTATATTGCAAAACCACCCCTATATCGTGTAAATGTTAAATCACAAAAATATTACATACACTCTGATGAAGAACTTGATTCGTATCGTAAGAAGTATGGTGATAAAATTGAGGTAACTCGTTTTAAGGGTCTAGGTGAAATGGATGGAGATGAATTAGGCCACACTACTATGGAAATTGGCACAAGACAGATCATCCAAGTAGCTGTTGAAGATGCAGAAGAAGCGTCTAAGTTGTTGTCGGTATTGATGGGTAGTGAAGTTGCTCCACGTAAAGAGCATATAATTAAGAAGTCTCAAGAAAGAGCTTTGATTGAGGAAGTATGAGAAAAAGTAAAAACAATCCAGTAGAAATTAATAGTGCTGTAGATAATGTTCTAGTTAAGGAATTTACAGAACTTATCGACGAGCGGTTTACAAACTATGCTTTTGCAGTTATGGAAGATCGTGCATTACCAGACGGAAGGGATGGCCTCAAGCCATCCCAACGCCGTACTCTTGTAGCGATGGACGATTTGAATCTTCGTTCATCAGGTAAGACTAAGAAATGTGCTAAGATTTGTGGTGATGTTTCTGGTAATTATCACCCACATGGAGAAGCAGTAATTTATCCTACTCTTGTTCGTATGGCGCAAGAATGGTCTCTTAGATATCCTTTGATTCATCCTCAAGGAAACTTTGGATCACCCGCACCAGAAGACAAACAGGCTCAGATGCGTTATACCGAAGCTAAATTTTCTTCATTCGGTGACTATATGGTTTCAGAACTTTCAAATCAAGTTGTAAATTATATTCCTAACTACAATGATGAGATGATGGAGCCTACAGTCCTTCCTTCCCTTCTTCCAAATCTTATTATTAATGGATGTTCTGGAATTGCAGTTGGTTGGGCTACTAACATGGCTCCTCATAATCTTCGTGAAACTGCTAATCTTATTTCTGCATATATTAAGAATCAGAATCTTACTATCGATGAAATGCTTGAGATTATGCCAGGTCCAGATTTCCCATTAAAGTGTAAAATTCTTGGATCTGAAGGCATTAGAAATTATTTTACTAACGGCAGAGGTTCCTTTTTGCTTGAGGGATATTACACAATTGAGCAAGAGAAGAATGGCCAAAGCTTTATTAAAATTGTGAATCTTCCTTTTGGAGGTTCTGCTGAGGGATTTTGTAGAGAGATTAAAGAGCTTGTAGAGTCTAGAAAAATTGAAGGGATTACTAACCTTAAAAATTTGACCAACAAGCGAGGGATGGATGTAAGAGTTTGGGTTCATAAGTCTGCAAATGTAAACGTAGTATTGAATCTAATTTTGAAGCACACATGTCTCAGGACTAATTTTTCTGTCAATACAACTGTTCTTTTGGATGGTAAAAAGGTTGTTGAGAATGTTCCAATGCTTAAGCTTGTGGAAACATTTGTAGATCATCGAAAAGAAGTTATTACCCGTAAATTTAATGCAGAACTCGATAAGAATAATAAGAGAATTCATATCTTAGAGGGTCTTATTGGAATCACAAGTTCTATTGATGCAGTTATTAAGTTAATTCGTAATGCTGACAATAAGGAAGTTGCTGCAGAAGAATTAGTCAAGGGTGATTTTGTAAAGACTAAGGATCAAGCTGAAGCAGTACTAAGAATCACTCTTGGAAATCTTACTAAACTTGATACTAGTGAAATGCAAAATGAGTTTGATAAGCTGTCTAAGAGAAATACTTACCTTGTTGAGATTCTTTCATCTGATCGTAAGTTACTTAATTTAATCTCTAAGGAACAATTGGACCTTGCTGAAAAGATTGGTGATGATCGTCGTTGTGAGATTATCCCAACTGTTTCTACCATGTCTAATGAAGAACTTATTAAGGAAGAATCTATTGTAGTTTCTCTCACTAAGGATGGGTATATCAAGCGAGTTCCATTAGATACTTACAAGGCTCAAAATCGTGGTGGTAAGGGTGTTATGGGTGTCAAGAGTCGTGATGAGGATGAGGCATCTAGCTTATTCTTTGGCTCTACACATGATTACTTTATGTTCTTCACGAAGCTAGGTAATCTCTATAAGAAGAAGGGCTATGATTTACCTTTGGGTTCTCGCACTTCTAAGGGTATTCATATCAATAATCTTCTAGAGCTTGCAGATGGTGATGAATTGGCTTGTACTATGACGATTAAGAGTCTGGACGTTGATGGCTACTTTATCATGGTTACAAAAAATGGCTTGATTAAGAAGTCTGAAATTCGTGAATATAATATCAATTTGCGAAAGAAGGGTACTAAGGCTATAAATATTGTTGAGAATGATGAATTAAAGTTTATTGCTATGACTGAGGGTAATTCTGATGTTATGCTCTTCACTACTAATGGTTTGGCAGCAAGATATCATGAGGACAATGTAAGATCTTCAGGAAAGAATTCTCAAGGTTGTCGGGCTATGGTTCTTAAGGAAGATGATTCAATTGCTTCTATGATTTGTTTTGATAAAGATTTTGACCCTTCTGTCCTTGTCATCTCTTCAACAGGATATGGCAAGAGAACTGATGCATCTGAATATCGAAGTGGGTCAGGAAGATTTATTAGAGGATTGAGAACTATTGATACAAGTTCCCCTAAGGTCGGAAAGATTGTTGGAGCTTTAGCTGTTGCAGAAGAAGAAGAATTCTTGATTCTCACTGGCAAAGGGCTAATCCAAAGAGTTCGAGTTGCTGACCTTAGATTGAAAGGCAGAGCTGGATCTGGTATAAAGATTATATCCCTGAACGAAGGTGATACAATTCAATCTATCATTAAAGTGGATAAATCAGAGGAAATTGAAGAAGTTATTGAGGAAAATAGAGAGGTAAATGTATGACAAGTGAAGAGTTAGAGAATACTGTTTATCATTTAGAAGCTGATGTTCCTGTAAGTGCGCAACCAGAATATGTTGTCAAATACACTGGTGATTACAAAGCTTTTGATATGGTTGAAGTCTATCTACAAAGAGATCCAGAGAAGTTTCCACTTGCAGCATATCCAGCTTATTTTGTAGCTACCGGAAAGATTGTTTTGGAAGAACTTAATGCCGACTCTGACAACAATTCAGTACCAGTTTGATTCTAATTTAACTGTTACATCTTTAATCTCATTGCCAAAGCCTGTAGTTTTACTACAGGCTTTTGGTGCTACTGGATCTACAATTTATTCCTATAGAGTTTCAGCTTTAAATTCTTATGGTGAGACTCTGGCTTCTGATCCTGTAGTGATTGGGAATGGCAATGCTACATTAAGTTCATCTAATTTTGTAAGAGTATCATGGCAATATATTGAATTTTCCACCTCGTACAAAGTCTATGGAAGAACTGTGAATGGCGAACTATTATTAGCTACCGTATATGATAATTATTTTGATGACATTGGAACTTTAAATCCATCCGGTTCTCTGCCATTAAAAGATACAACTGGTTATAATTCAGATAAATTATCAGTTGGAAGATTTCAAAAACTCTTCACTGGTTCAAATGATTTGTATGACAATTATATTTCAAGTTTGCCTGCATTTAATTATGCTTTTGGAGAAGATTATTGGAATTTTTTACACAGAAGAGATAATACTAATAGATATTTTCATTATCCTAAATCTGTAAAAATATCTGAAAATATCATATGGCTGTTTATATTAAGATATCATGCAAGTGGATCAAACATTAGGGGCATTGAATTTTTCACTTTCAATAGATCAACATGGACTTTAACTTGGAATGGTTCTTTAAATGTAACTTTCAATTCAAATCAAAATGCTGGAGATTATGATTTTGATTTAATGTATGAAAAGAACACTGAAGGTTATGTTGAAACAACTGAAAGTAGTTTTTTAATTACTGGAATAAATACTAAATTTGTTGATTGGAAAGTTTCTGTTGGATCTAGAATAGGATTTGGCAGCAACGATCCAAATAAAATTACTCAATGGTTTACAATAAATGAAATTATCTCAAATACAAAATTAACAATCAATGGA